CTTCAGGGAACTCTGTTCGTCGCGAAATATGCGATGGGTCACGGGGTTCTTCGACCGGAAGCTGCTGTAATTATCCAGTAGGATCTACCTCAACTCCTTCAAGTCCCCGTCCTCTCCTCCTTTAATTAGGGTTGTTGGACGGGGACTTTTTGTTTACATTTCGCTCGAAATACTATTATGGCTACGCTCACCACGCAACTTGAGGCAGTAAATACGATGCTTTCTTACATTTCGGAGTCGTCCGTAGCATCAATTCCAACTGACCTTACCACTCTCCCACCGAGTGCGGAGATTGCGGTCAACCTGCTTGCTGAAGTTTCCCGAGAAGTTCAAGCAGAGGGATGGCATTTCAACACCGTAAAGGAGCACGAATTGACCGTGGACGGGGACAGCAAGTTTCCGCTTCCCACGAACACCATCGACATGGACGCAAACGACGCTTCCCTGGATGTGGTTCAGCGTGGGTTGTTTGTCTACGACCGCAAGAACAGGACAGACGTATTTACAACGTCAACACTCAAGGTGGACATCACCTACCTGTTGGACTTTGACCAGTTGATCGAGCAAGCACGAAGATACATAACTCTGCGTGCTGCCAGGATGCTGCAAGCCCGGTTGGTGGGATCGAGAGAACTTGAGAACCTCGTCCTTCGTGACGAAATGCTTGCCAAAGCACGCCTTGAGGATGTTGAGGGCAACAGTTCTGACCGGACGATCTTCAGCCACTACGACACGGCGAGCAGAGTGGGCATCAACCGCAACTACTCACTGAGCTAAGGTAACATGGCTAATGTCTCCACCACGGTCCCTAATCTCGTCCAAGGGGTAAGTCAGCAAGCACCCTCGCTTCGTTTTAACGGACAGTGCGAGGAGCAGACGAATGCTGTGGGGTCCGTTATCAAGGGACTGATCAAGCGTCCGTATGCACATCTAATCAGCGCAATTGATAAGGACGCTGAGTGGGACGATGATCCGCCGGGGTTGGATACTGATGCTGGTTACACAGACGAGGCAATCACCAACAAGGGGTTCCACTTATTCATCAACCGTGGTGAGTCGATCCAGACCGGGGGAGGAAGTGCGGGACAGAAAGCATCTGAACGATACGTTGGCATCATTGAGGGTTCTGCGAGTGCGCCCAAGCTGAGAATAATCAACTTGGATGACGGCACGCTTGCTACGATTACGCACAAGAATGCTGCGGGAGCACTGGTTACTGATCCAGCCAGAAATTATGTAAATCTCCCAGACTACTTTGATTGTCCTGGTGAGGACTACGTCAACTACCTCAAGGGGGCGACTTACGCTGACACAACGTATCTGCTCAACACGACAAAAACCACGGCAAGGAAAGCAGCATCCAAGACCCGTGCTTACCGAAAGCAGGACGCTATAGCCTTTGTTAAGATTGGCGCACAGGGGACGACCTACACGCTGAAAATAACCGACGAGGACACGGGGAGCGTCACTGCTGCTGTTCTCAGTATTACTTGGGACGAAACGTGGCGAACGAATCACGGTCCAGCTTGGAGAGTAGATGGAGTTACTATCAGCTCTGGGGGATCAGGATACGGGGCAGTTCCTCCTGCTGTGTTTTTTCACGATGACGAAGGTTGGTTCCGAAAACCTGTTTTGAGGTGTACTGTTTCGGGGGGAGCGGTGAATTCTGTCGAGATTATTGATCGTGGGCAGTACAACGGAGCCGTAGGTACAACCGGCCCTGCTTCTTCAGCATTTACTGTCTCTGGCGGTTACGGGACAGCAGAGATAGTGTCGGACGAGGACGCAACATCGCTAGAAATACGCACCACCAACACTGCTGCTGAGTTGCTGAAGGTAATGACTAATACCGTTACGGGGACCGGGTTTGACGAGAATGCCGAAACACTTTTTGCGGGGCACACAAACTACACAACAATAGCAAACGGAAGCACTTTATCCATTAAGCGGGACGACGATACGGATTTCTCTATTCAAGCCGCAGATTCCCAAGGCGACACCGCACTAGGGGCAGTAAAAGGAAAAGTCCAGAGTTTGTCTGATCTCCCGGTAGTCGCCCCGTTAGGTTTTCAAGTGATGGTGGAGGGCGCAAAGCATATTGAAGAGGACGACTACTATCTCACGTTCAAGACAGAACATGAAGAGGATTTTGGTAAAGGACGGTGGGTAGAGTCTGCTGGTTACGACATCGATGACAGTCTGGACGAGGAGACGATGCCTTACCTCCTGGAGAACACGGGAACTAACGCTTTTACCCTTCGTCCAGCAACATGGGGAAAGCGTGAAGTTGGGGATGAATCTTCCAATCCGTTTCCTTCGTTTGTGGGTAAAAAGATAAGCGACCTGTTCTTCTTTAAGAACCGTCTTGGATTTCTTTCCGAGGACAAGGTTGTTCTTTCGGAAGATAGCAGTCCTCAAAACCTGTTTCGCACAACTGTCCGCACGCTTCTTGATACTGCTCCCATTGATGTCACGGTGGCGACGAACATGGTGCAGAACCTTCACTCTGCGGTCCCGTTCCAGGACAACATGATTCTGTTCTCTGAGCGTGGTCAGTTCATCATCGACGGACGGGACGCACTGACTCCTTCGACAATCGCAGTTAATGCGGTCACGAACTACAACACAGACACCTCTGCACGCCCCGAGGCAATAGGACCGTTTATTTACTTTCCGTCTCAACGTGGAGGGTTCCACAGCATCAACGAGTTTGCGCTTCAGGACGCAGCAGACATCTACGAGTCTACGGACATCACGGCACAGGTGCCTTCGTATATCCCCAGAAGTAGCTACTTTAAGATGACCGGATCTACGACGGAGAATATGCTTGCCGTCACCACGGGGGATTGCACTTCGTCTCCTACAACTCAGAAGTTTTTCCTGTATAAGTTTGTCTTTCAAGAGCGTCAAAAGGTCATCTCAGCGTGGTCTGAGATTACGTTTCCCTTTAACATCTTTTCGATGGAGTTCATTAACTCCGAATTGTTCATTGTTGGAATGGACCCCGGAAACAAAAAGCTAATAGTGTGCAAGATCGACATGAGGGAGGAGGTTGTTGATGACGACACCACCGGGGACTTGATTGTCCACATGGACGCACGCAAGAAGCACGGGACGTTCAACGGATCTACGGATTCCTTTGATGCCCTGGTGCGCGAAGGGACGTTTCACCAAGGATCAGGAACTTCGTCGTTATCGTTCTACGATACCCTTGGACGATCTGTTGCGATGCAAGCCCAACCTGTATCAGGGACTACCAGATCATTTATGACCACTGGTGTTTATGTATCGGGGACCATCTCGCCCCTTTTTGATGCGTTCATCGTCAAAGCAGCAGATAAGGAGGGAAACGACGATTATGACACAGGGTCTTCATCTTACCCCCGTGCTACACTGAGCATAAGCGCAACTAACGCAGCAGAGTTGACGTATATGCCAGATGACACCGGGAATGACAACAGTGTGTGGAAGTCCTCTACTCCAGGAGTGGACGCAACTGACCCCAAGACCTACACAAGCTGGAGTGCATATTCCAACGCTACCGGGACTCCTGAGATCACCACACGTTTCAAAGGAGATCTCCTTGCGGGGTTCCCCTACGAGATGTCCTACAAGTTCTCTGAGCCTATTTTCAAGCAGGGGAATCCTCCCGTCCAATACGGGTCCACTCGCTACATCCTGAGACACCTGACCTTGTTCTTTACGGATGCTCACAATTTCAAAGTAAAGGTCACTCCGTTCCGACGCTCTGAAAAGACGTTCACCTACGACGCTGACGACGCTGACACCACCACTTCCGACTCTGGAAAGTTCAGGGCATCAGTGCTCACATCAGCAGAGGATACCGTCATCGAACTGGTTAACGACAGTGTGTTTGGAGGTAATTTTAACTCAGCCGAATTTGAAGCTAATGTCCATACAAGGTACAGCAGACTATAAATTCGTTTATATCCGAGAGGCACATCCCGGTGATATTAAGCCTATTGCTGAGAATATCCGGGATATTGACGCTTTTGAATGTGATCGGTGTGCGTCTTTGCCTCCTGATGCGTGCATGGAAAAGGGTCTCAAGGACGATCTGGAGACGTATGCGATAGTGGAAAAGGAGACCGAGACTCCGCTTGCCATGTTTGGTGTGGGATCGTGTGCTCCCCATGAGGTGTGTTACCTGTGGATGCTTGCGGTAAAGGGGTTTGTTAAGAAGTGTGGCGCGGAGTTCATAAAGACCAGCAAAGAGTATGTAAGGAGATTCGTGGATCACTACGGACCTTGCATGAATCTGATTGCCCGAAAGAACACATCCAGCAAACGGTGGTTGGAGTTCTGTGGTGCGGTCTTTCTCCCCGTCAACGAGGAGTTTGAAATGTTTGTTATAGTCTAGGTCATCATGTGTAATCCAGCCGCAATCATAGGGGTCGCTCAAGGAGCATCCAGTTTCATGGGAGCACGCAATGCTGCCAATGCCCAGGAGATCGCACAACGACGAGCAAGCCTTGCAGAGAACGCGAGGTTAAGTTCTGAGCAGATCTCCCTTCGCCAGCAGCAAGCCCAAGAGGGAGTTGCAAGAGGACAGAGGCTACAAGCAGCAGACATCACCGCACGCAGAGCACGGGCAAAAGCAAGGATTGCAGCAGGAGGTGCGGGAGTCGCGGGACAAAGCGTTGACGCAGTGATAAACGACCTGACGATGCAAGAGGGCAGATACATCGCATCTGAAGAACAACGATTTGCAATGCAAAGTGCGGCACTTGATCTACAGCTTGAGCAAGCAGGGATCGCAAGCGGCATGAATCAGTTGCGGATCAACCGTCCCATTGACCAACCGAGTATTCTTGACTCTGCTCTTAGTGGAGCGGCAACTGGTCTGAACTTTGCCAACGCAATGAGCAATCTCACACGCACCGCATAATAACGATGAGCCAGGAACTGATCGACGCACTGAAGCGCACCAAGAGAGAACAAGTTGATCTTTCTCTTGGTCAAGTCCCGTTGTCCCCCACCATTGCACGGGCGGGGAGGTATAATGTGGTGGTTGCGCCCACTCCTGGGTCCAACAAATACACTCAGCTTGCTTCCGCGCTATCGAAGGTAAGTCCTCTTCTTTCTGAGTTTGGCAAATACCAGCAAGCACAGGGGCAGAAGGAGGCGAATCAACTGACTCTTGAGGAGGTGATACAGAGAGTGGAAGCGGGGGATACGGACGCTACAGGGATTCTTGAGGAGTTAGGAAAGCAACGTGCGTTCAGCCAAAACATTTACAGACGATACAGTGCAGATAAGATCGTTCCTGCTTTTCGTGCCGTGAAAACGGAACTCCAGGATCTCACCCCGGAGCAACTTATTGCGCTAGGCATCAAGTCACCTGATGATTTTGAGCGTTACGCAAGAGAGAAGTTTGCGGGGGTTGCTGAAGGATTCAAGGAGTTCGTCAGCACAGACAGGTTCATGGCGCAACTCCACAACGACTACATCGAGGGAAGCGTCCCGGTGGAGGCATCTAATCTGGCTCAAGGGTATAGAAAGGGAGTTAGAAAGTTCAACATTGAACAAGGAGAAATAACGGGGGAGAACGAATTTTCGACTTACAATCACGAAGGAACAAACGGTTCTTACTCAGGCGACTTTGTAGCGTGGATGAAGGAACGCGAAGGGTTTGAGCCTGTGTCAAAGTGGGACAACAAACAGTTTTCTGTTGGTCATGGGACAAGGGCAACACGAAAAGGAGTTCCGATTACAAAAAAGCAAGCAGACGCAGCGTTGCGGGAAGAACTTACTGAACACTACGGACACGTTACGGACATCATGGAGGAGTTTGACGGGGAGTTAGCGTTGAACAACAACCAGATCCAGGCACTCACCAGTCTGAGCTTTAACGCAGGACCGGACAACGTGCGGAACCTTCTCACAGGTTCTCCAGACAAAGGAAAAGGGGAACTCCGCGATCTTGAGACGATCAAAAAGAAGTGGTTGCTTTACACAAAGAGCAACAAACCCTCAGAGAAAGAAGGTCTCAAAAACAGACGCATTAAAGAACTGGAGTTGTTCAACACTCCGATTCCCGAGGACAGACAAGAGCAAGAAGGAGAGGGTGCGATTGTGGGAAAGGTTTCTGTCACCACGCAAGCCCAGAATAAACTTCACAACCTGTCTAAGTTGTATGCTGCTGATCCCGATATAGGACATGGGGATGCTGAAAGGATACTACAGAATTCTTTTCTTGGTTCTGTTTTTAGTCTGCATGACGACGGGAGACCAGAGGAAGCACAAGAACTTTTAGACGCAGCAAAAGAGGGGGAATTAAAGTTCAGCTACAGTGAGGAAGCTAGAGATTTGTTTGTGGGCAACGATGGTAAAGCAATGTTGCATAGCGCACAAGCACGCCTGGATGCTCTTGTTGCTGGTGATGACGACCGGAACGCAAAGAAAGCTGAAAAAATGCGGGAGGAGGCGCAAGCTGTTTTGTTGGCTGGATTCAGAGCACGCCACCAAGCTGGAGATGATCTCGCTTTGATAGAAGCGGAAGCTAAAGCTGATGCTCTTGCGGAATTCAACGCAGCGCGAGATATAGTCGGAAACAATGTCAAAGCGTCTCTGGATTACAACGCATCTCTTGATACTATTAACGACTTTTTCGGAGGAGTCGCAAAATCGCTAGGGAACCACATTGCTTTATCAGACGCACAGAAGAAGCAGAACCACGATAATTATGGGGGAGTTGCTTCAAGACTGCAAACTGGAAGCACAGCTTTAGAGTGGAAAGGTTTTACAGATATTGTTAAAAGTTACCCGAGAGAGATAACGGATAAAGTATTTGAGGAGGCAGGATTTGATCTTAACGATCTGATGGGGACATCCGATCCCGAGGCAAGGGCAAGAGCAGTTCTTCTGTGGCAGAATATCCGAGGGCAAGAACTTGCGGAGTTAGAAAGAGATTTCCACGCAGGAGCACAAGCAAAGCTGGACGAGTTAAAAACACAGGGAACTCTTCCAGGTGATCTGCGCCCCCGATTGACCCCAGATGAATTGGAAACCGCCAAAGCAGAGTGGGAGTCCGGTCTTATTCAGCAAAGTGACAAGGAGATACTTGATCGCTTTATTGGTGAGCTTCAAAAGGACAAATTTGTTGAAAAGAATAAAGAAGTCGAGGCGGCGCGGAAACGAGCAAAAGAAGCTATTGAAGCGCAACAAGAAGAGAATAGTGCGCCAATAACCGCTGAAGGAGATCTGAACCTTCCGACACCGGAGATGACTTGGCAGAACTCTCAGCGGATTTTGAAGAACTCACAAGCGTACCGTAAAGGGACTCCAAGATATGACGAAACTTTTGGGGACAAGTCTACAGAGCAAATAGCATCCTTTTATACCCAACACAGAAACCTACAGAACAGGAGTTTTGAAGGAAACGCCATTTATTATGAGCGTGGGCATGGAGCAGGATTGAGTTGGTTTGGCAAACTTTCTGACGATTTGTTTGCGCTCCCTAAACTTCCTGCATTGCGCGGAAGGTTGGTAATGGAGAGTGCTTTGGGTCGCAACAACAAACCAGAAGCATCAGAAGCGGAAAGCGACTTTATTACGGTAGTTCGCTCATCAGGTCTTACCGTAAAGCAGATAAAGTCTAAGATGTTTTCGTTTTCATCGAAAAACCTGGGAGCAGAATTTCTGTGGGCAACGGGTAATTATAATCTCAACCTTGAGGAGTATTTTGACTTGGACAACATTACGACCTCAAAGCGATTCGTTTACAATATCGAGTCTCTTTCCGACGAAAAGCTACTCAGGGAGATTGCTGGAATTTATAAGTTGGACTTTAACGAGTTCAGCAAGAATCAAAAAGAACTTGGAATCCAGAGAGGGATTTTAAATCCGTCTGATAACTAATTTTCACTATGTCCTACATTCAATCACTGCTCAAAGATCCAGAAGGACTTGCATCCTCCATTACTTCAACTCCGAGAGGATTTGTTGGAGGTTCCCCTGGAGATCCCATTGCCAACACAGAAGCGTTCGATGACGAACCGGAAGAGGACGACCTTGGATTTGGCGACTATGCGGGGGATATTGCTATGGGTTTTGTTCGTGGTGGTGAGGGGTTTTTGAAGTCCCTTGCTGGTGCTGTGGACATGGTCACGGGGGGAGGTGATGGTGAGATGTTTGGCGTTGATCTGGAGTCCAACTGGAGTGGGGACGCACAGACGATGCCTGGGGGTTTTGTTGAGGGTGCTTCTCAGTTTCTTTTTGGGTTTCTTCCTGTCATTGGGTGGATGGGAAAAGCACAGAAATTCTCCTCACTTGGTAAATTTGCCGGGGTAGCTCGCGTAACAGCAGCAGGGGGAGCAGCAGACGTTATTGCGTTCGACGGGCAAGAGAAGCGTCTTAGTAATCTTCTTGTTCAATACCCCGCACTCAAGGGACCAGTTACAGAGTTTCTTGCTGCTGATGAGGACGACAAGGAGGGCATAGGCAGATTAAAGAATGCCATTGAAGGTCTTGCAATAGGGGGAGTAGTGGGAGGAGGCATTAAGATTGCTGGCGCGATGGTTAAAGGAATCGCTTTTCTTAAATTTGCGCGAAAAGCAAAAGCAGAGGGTCTTACTCAAGCAGAGATAAAAGAAGCGTGGGTAAAGAGCAATAAAGCGAAAGAACTCAAAAAGGCCGCTAAGAAAGCTGGATTACCCACGGGAGTCGTAACAACAGATACCGCTGAAGAGAGTTCAGAGGCACTTCTGAGGCAAGCAGCAGCAGTTACAAAGAACACCTCACATAATGCTACCACTCCCGGTGCTGGTTTTGAGGCAGCAGAAGGCGGGATCAAGCCCGGTGGAGAAGCGGCAATAGACACAACTGCAAGGCAGATTGATCGCATTGAAGGAGTCTTTAGTCGAAAGGACGTTGAGGATTGGGTTAAAGCATCCACAGAAGAACTGAAGGAAAGTGATAAGTTTCTTGGCAGCTTCAAGGAGTTTCGCCAGGACACCATTGCTCGTCACGAACTCATTGGAGAAGACGCAAGTTCTCTTAAAGACCTGAGCACATCGCAACTTAAAGAATCGTGGGAAGGACGGGAGGGTTTGTTCAGAGAACTGGCAATCCGTCAGGATCGTGCTTGGTTGGGTGTTCGCTCAAGTGCGGAGAAATTGACTCAAACAGCAGACGCATTCGTCAGCAAACCGGGGGCGTTGAACGAACAGGCTTTTAAGGAGTCCTTGGAAAGATTCCAGAACTTCATGGGCGAATACACTGCTTACGGAAGAGGGTCGTCGTTCTTGTTTCTTGGCAGACAGACTCGCTTTCAAGGTTCATCAAGTGAGATCCTTGATTCAATGCGTGGTGCGGAAGTTAACGATGCTATTAACAACGCCCCCGCATCATCCGTCTCAAGAACAGCAGAGGGTGCGGATCTATCCCGTGACGTTGACGAACTTGGTCGAGTGAGTGATCCCAATGTTTCCAAGGGAGTTGAGCACCGAAAGGAAAAGAGGCTTGCCGAGATTGAAGAAAAACTGGGGGACGCAACAGACGACGCATCAATTGCGGCATTAAAGCGTGAAAAGGCTCAAAACGAGAAAGCGTTGCGCGACCAGAAGAAACTCACCGCAACTCTGGAGGAACTCGAAAAGGTAAAGGCAATGTCTCCCGAGGAGCAAGCCAAGCACTTTAAACAGAAGCAAGCCAAGCAAAAGAGGACTGCAACAAAGGATCTTTCCGAGGCACAGAAGCGCACCAAGACGGTCCAAAAGGAACTTAACGAACTCAAGCGTGAAGCACAGAAACCCGCAAAGGAACTTAAAAACGCCAGAGCACGCCTGGAAAAGAAAAAGAAGGAACTTGAGAAACTGCGTAATCAGTTATTTGTCAGCAAAAGGCTGATCGAAGCGGAACCTCCAAAGGTAAAAGCCGAAAAGACCGGGGAACTGAAGCGCATTGATGACGAGATCAAAGCACTGGAAGGTGCTGAGAAGTTCTACGGGCGCATGATAAAGGACGAGAAACTTGGGGAGGATGCGGTCAAGATCATCAACGAAAACGCAGAACTGTCCGCAACACGCCTTAAAGAGATCGAACGTGAACTCAAACTGAAGCGGGACAAGTTTCCCAAGGAGACTACCGGGAGCGGAGCAACACTCAAAAAGCAAGCGAACGAGCAACGGCAAGCGTTGATAAGCGAAGCTAAAACACGCTTGAATGTTCTGGATTTGGAAACCCGTCAGGATTTCGGAAGGTTTATCAACACCACCTTTGGCACCGGAGAGTTGGGAACACTGGCGAAACGGTTTTCGTTTTTGAATAGCATAGAAGATCCGGTCCAACGCATCTTTGCAGTTAACAACTACGCAAAGGCACACATGGGGAGCAAGGTGCTGGATGGCACTTTGCAAGCGTTCATGGGTTCCCTTTTGAGTGCTCCTGCTACTCTTCTCATCAACGGTTTGGGTCCAGCAATTGCTATGGGGTTAAAGAACCTTGAGGTTGCTGTGGGTTCTATTCCTGGTGCTGTTTTTCGTGGGGACGCAGCAGCAACGGAAAGATTGCGTGCCGTCTTTAACGTGGTTGGCTTTTTTGAAGATGTGACAACATCCTGGAGGAACTTCTCCACATCTTTTAAACAGGATGAAAGCACGTTCCTTGGTTCAGCTAGAGCGTGGGACGAGAACCTAAAGGGAAGGGGAGCATTTTCCCCGGAAGTCTGGAACAAGCAAGGCACCCCAATGGAGCAGGGGTTGACTTGGATGAACACACTCACCCGTCTCCCTATGCGGTTTCTTGGAGCAACAGACGACTTTTACAAGACGCTTGCTGCTCACCAATATGTAAGACAGGAGGCAATGGTTGAGGCAGTTACCAAGCACGGGATGACTGACGGGAGGGAGATTGCTGATTATGTTTCAAGAACCGTGGACAGCCATATGCTGAGAAACACACGGGATGGAACAGCATCCATGTACACTGAAAAAGGGCTTTTGGTTCAAGGTCTTAAAGAACTGAAGCACAGGGGCATTGAGCCTACTGAAGGAGCAGACCAGACAAAGGCACTTTTTAAATACATGGAGGACAACAAAAGATCTGTCTCTGAAACCA